ATGTCTAATCCAGATCTTATAAATACCAAAATTGAGGATATCAGCGCCTTATTAAATAAATCCATTCTAGAGAGGATAGTTGCTAACAAATTTTCAGAAGAAGAAGCTGCTGCGGCAATACAGGCACAAGCCAAATGGATGAAGTTTAATTATAGAGATAGAAGGGAGTTAATGGCCTCACAGATAATTCATTATGGATATATCAGTCAGAACATGAAGGAAACTTTTAGTAAGTCTTTTGAAGATTTACTAGTACAAGGAGAAGAAATAATTTGCACTGAGATATCTGGTGGGGAACCTATTCTAAGGAAATTAAATCCTTTGAATGTCTTTACAATAAGAGGAGGAAATTCGTATCGTATAGAAGACTCAGATATTATAATAGAATTATCATATGTACCTGTAGGTCAGGTTATTGATGAATATCATGATGAGTTAAAGGATTCTGATATTAAAAAGTTGGAAGATGGTTATAGTCATAATACATCAGCTTCAAGTAAATTATTTAATAGAACCTTGATAAATCAACCTATAGATCTTACATCTTGGGTAATGCAACAAGGTGGAATAGGTAATGTAATTTCTGCAGGAGTACAGGCAACTTCTTTCTTTGGAGGATCATTTGATTCTTATGGTAATGTAAGGAAGTTAAGAGTATTGTGGAAAGGAATGAGAAAAATTGGAATTCTTACTTTTCTTGATGAAGATGGTGATTTACAGAAGAGATATGTAGATGAAGATTATCCTCTTAATGATGCTGAATTAGAAGCAGTTAAGTGGATCTGGATTGGTGAATGGAGTGAAGCTACAAAATTAGCTGATGATATATATGTTAAAATGGGCCCAAGGCCAGTTCAATTTAGGTCTATGGATAATCCTTCAAAATGTGCTCCTGGGATTGTAGGTAATATTTTTAATACTAATGATGCCAGATCATTATCTTTTGTAAGTTTAGGAAAGAGTTATCAGTTAACATATAATTTCTTCATGCACAAGTTATGGGAAGAACTTAAGACTTATAAAGGCAAGATAGCTAAGATATCTACTAGTATGATTCCTAGTGACTTTACTATGGATCAATTCTTATTCTTCATAGATCAAATGAAAATCATCTTTGAGGATGAGTTTAATGAAGGTACTAAAGGTTCTGCTTTAGGTAAATTAGCAGGTAATATGAATAGAGGATCAGGTAGTGTTGAGATTGGTGATCCTGCTGTTATTCAGAATTTATTAGGTATATTAACTTTCTTGGAAAATAGAATAGCTGATATAGTGGGAGTTACACCCCAACGTAAAGGAGCTGTAGATAATCGTGAAACTGTTGGTGGAGTAGAACGGAGTGTAAAACAAAGTTCATTAAGTACTTCTAAGTATTTTAGTATTCATGATGATTTTATTAACAGAGCTATAGAAGCATATATAGAAACTGCTAAAATTGCCTGGAAAGACCAAAAATTTAAGAGACAATTCATATTATCTGATGGTAGTCAAATGGTATTAGATTATGAGAGTGAGATGTTTGCAGAATCAGAATATGGTATTTACTCTACGAATTCAGCTGTTGATAAGGATATGATGGCTACTCTTAAGGCATTAGTTCAACCTTTCATGCAAAATCAAGGTACTCTTAGTATGGTTATGGAACTTTACAGAACTCAAGATCCTGCTTCGTTACAACGTAAGTTTGAGACCTTTGAAGAGCAATTACAACAGCAACAACAGCAAGCTGCTCAACAACAACTGGAAGCTCAACAAATGGAACTTGAAGCTAGAGCACAAGCTGAAGAAGCTACTAGGCAACTTAAGAAATATGAGATTGACGAAAATAATAAAACTAAACTACAAGTTGCTGCTATGAATCAGGAGAAGAATTTTACTAATGAAAATGAAGTTAGCTATGATGTTGATGATCAAGAGACTGCTCTTAAACAACAACAATTGGAAGAGACTAAAAGATCTAACCGTGTTAAAGAGCAACAGAAGGAGAAAGAACTCAAGATTAAAGAGAAGGTAGCTAATAAACCAGCTCCATCAACTAAAAAATAGTTGTTCATATACTAAAAAATATATAGTTTACGCTATACCAGAATTATGTAAAGTCATTAAAATTTGTTTAATATTATTAAAGACATTATTTTTGTAAAAGAATTAGATTATGGGAAAAGGAATTTTTGATCAGAGTATTGAAGACATGTTGGAAATTGATAGAAGTTTAGATATAAATTCTATGCTTGACAATATTCCAGCACTTGAAACAGAACCAAAGACTGATACAGAGAAATCTGAAACAGTTAAGACAACTAAAGAAGATCCTAAGCCTGAAGAGCCTAGGTTAGATATTAATAAGATCCTTGATAAAAAAGATGAAGAGCCTGAAGAGAAGGACGAAGACGTAGATGAAGACATTGATGAAAAAGATGAGATAGCCCCTGGCACTAATGAATCTCCTACGGAACCTTCTTCTGATGCTCCTTTTACTGTAATCTTTGCTAAGGATTTAGTGCAACAGGGGCTTATTTCATCTCTCGATGAGAAAGCTTTTAATGAGAAGATTAAAGAGGTTGGTGAGGCCTCTGCATTAAGAGAACTTATTAAAGATGAAATAGAAGCAAATATAGAAGCAGCTAAATCAGATTTAGATGCCGGTTATAAAGAGTATTTAACTTTAATTGGTAAGGGAGTACCCGCTGATACAGCAGGTAATCTTATGGACTTAAAAACTAAATTTGAGACAATTAAAGTTGATGATCTTAAAAAAGAAGAGAATACTGAGTTAAGGAAGCAGGTAATGATAGATTATTATAAGCTTACTACTTCGATGTCAGATTCTAAGATTGAAAGATTAGTACAAAGTAGCATAGATTTAGGAGATGATATTGAGGATTCGCAAGAATACTTAAGTTCTTTGAAGGATGCTATAAAAGTACAATTAGCTGAAGAAGAGGCTGAAGCAACTAAACAGGCTTCACTTCGGGCAGATGAAAATAAAAGATTAATGAACTCTTTGAAAGAAACTATTAATACCTTGGATGATGTTATTCCTGGAGTTGGTATTAATAAACAGACAAAGACTAAGATGTATGAAGCTCTTACTAAAGAAGTACAAGATGGTAAGGGAAGAATTACAAATTCTCTTTGGGCAAAAAGAGCAGAAGATCCTATATTTTTTGATGCAAAATTAGCTTATTTATTAGAGACTGGCTTCTTTGAAAAAGGAAAACCTTGGACAAAGGCTGGTTTGGCTAAGACAACTAAAGAAGTTTCTGAGCTTGAAAAAGTTCTTAAACAAAAGAAAAATACAGGATCTCTTACAGGAACACCGGTTATCGTTAATGCTGAACAAGATAAAACTAGTAAAGATAACATTGATTCTATGCGGGGGATTTTTAGTAAATAAAATCTTTTTAAACAATTATAAAATATGAATAAAATTTCACCGTTGCAAATTGTTGATCCGAAACATTGGAGTGGATTAACAAGAGAAAGCCATCTTGGGTGGTTAGGTATGCAAGAACCAGAAGTGATAAGTCAGACTATGAATCGTCTATACGAACTGAATGTTGGTACAGATAATTTTGTCTCTTTTGTTAATGGTCTGCCTACTGAATATATTAATGATGATGTAGTTTATCGTTGGTTCTTACAAGGATCTGATGAACGTAGTATTCCTCTTATCAAAGCTACCACAGACTCTTTAGGAGCAACTGTTGTTACAGATGCAGCTCAGGCTGGTCTTACTAGAGGTATCTTCTACATGTGGTTTCCTGAAAGATATTTTGAAGTTACATCTCATATTGTGGGAGATAAACCAGAAGTTTATCAATTAAGGGTTCTTGAAGATCCGGTTCAGTTTGGAAATACATGGAGATATAAAGTACAACTTTTCTCAGGTGATGACACACTTTGGGTATTAGCCGCTGATTTGGCTGCCAATACAATGTGGTCAGAACTCTTTGGTATGGTTGAACAAGAACTCTCGAAGAGAGGTAATGGTGTTCATCATACTGCTCCTTACCAAATGGAAAATACCTTATCAATGATTCGTAAGAATTATGAGGTTCCTGGTAATATGATTTCTAAAGGTAAAAATAAACCTCTTGCATTTGCTTTCATTGATCAATATGGCAAAACTCAAACTCGTTGGATTGACAAACTTGGATGGGACTTCTATGTACAATTTGAAAGAGACAAAGCTAGATTAATTGCTTATGGTAAATCCAATAAATTATCTGATGGTACTTATGGACATAATGGTGAAAGTGGTAATGTAATTCGTTCTGGATATGGGATGTATGAGCAAATGGAATATGGGAACTTAATGACCTATAGTACATTCTCATTAGATATGCTTACTGACTTTGCTATGGATATGTCTTATGGTAAGATACCTGAAGATAAGAGAGAATTTGTTATATCTACAGGTGAATATGGTGCATATCAATTCCATAAAGATGCTGTTAATAAAGCGAATTCTATTACTTACTTAGATGCTAATTTCAATATTAGGGCTGAAGGTGGAAAACTTACTTTAGATGAAGGCCAATTCCTTAATTATGTGGGTGTTAATGGTATTAAATTTAAACTTACTATTGATCCTATGAAGGATGGTTATCCTAATACATTAAGGCATCCAAACGGTGGACTTGCTAGTTCATATATTTATGAGATTTTTGATATTGGTACGACTAATGGAACTTCCAATATCAGTAAGGTGAGTGTGAAAGATGAAGAAGAATATTTTGGTTATATACCAGGACTTCGTGATCCATTCTCTCCATATAATAAGCGTACAGATCCTAGGATGATGGCAACTTCGGTTGATGGTTACTCTGTGTTTAAGGGGTTCATCGGTGGAGTTAAAATCACTAATCCGAAGAAAACTGCACGTATTCTCCCTTCTATTCTTCGTTAATAATTCTTGATAGTTAGGGGGAGCTGATTCTAGTTCCCCCAAAACTATTAAGTTAAACTGATGATTATGGCAAAAAAAGGTAAAGGCAAAGGTAAAGGCAAAGGTTGTTAATATAAATTTAAAGATTACAGAAATGAGTACAATTAGTAAAGAAGAAGCATTTAGAAAAGGTTATTTACAAAACAAGAAGGTATTTTTAAAACCAGTAGTTAGAGGAGGAAAAATGATTTCATCTCCTACTCATGTAGCATACTTTCAATATGAAGGAGCTGGAAACTGGTTTCAATTACCTAAGAATCCATTAGGGGTTTTAGTTAATCCCTTTAATAGTGATGATGAAAAGACATTCTTTGAAGAAGCGTTGGACATAGATTTAAATGTCAATAAGAAGAAAGATAATTTTTGGCATACATTCTTTGTGAAGGTAATAAAAGATTATAATCTTATGCATGAAGGTTATATTTTTAATCTGGCAGATCCTTTAGACAACTTAAGATATCGAGTAACTAAATTACAATCTTTTGTAGCTCCTAATTGGGAGAGTCGAACTGCCAGAGGAGAATATAGATTTGCATTAGTTGATGAAGGATATGCTGAAGAAAAAGAACAAACTGACACTAATAAAACTATTGAGGCTTATACTTATTTAGGATCAATTCAGAATTCAACGAAAGCTATGAAAGATTTCATGGGTGTTTACTACATGGAGAAAAACGAAATGAAGCAAGTACCTGATGATGCTGATAAGGATTGGTTAAAGAAGGAAGTTAAGAAAGTTATAGATGAAGAAGTAGACCTGGCTCTTAAAATCATTAATGATCCTGAAGCAAAAATAAAGAATTTTATACTTCAAGGTATAAGAGCTGGGGCTATTATAAAATCTGCAAGAAATAAATATGATATTCCTGGAGAAGGCGTTTCATATACATACAATGAATTAATTGCATATTTAACAGGTGCTGAAGAAATTAAGGCAGATATATATCTTAAAATTGCAGCACAGATAAAAGTTAGTAAATAATGACATTTACTGAAATGAGAAGGGAAGCTGAACTGCTATATGAGTCAATCAATAGCAGTGATGCTCCTGGATTTACAGCTACTGAATGGGGATATATTCTTACTGCTGCTCAGAGAAAGATAGTAAGACGTATTTTACAAGATGGTATTAATAAGAATGCATTTAATCAATTAGCTATTGAGTTTTTGGTAAGAGATGATAGTTATCTTGCTTTTACTATAAATACACATTTCAAAAATACAGATGGTACTGCTGCTCGTTGTTTGAATGTAACTCCTCCTGTAGGAAAAGTATTTGATGCTACATATTTTTGGATTTTAGATGAATATGCGACTACGTCAACTACTTCTAATATTCCTTTAATTAAAATCAATTATGATTTTTATAGGAAGAATATTGAGAATCCTTTCAGAACACCTAATGCAGTAGATGGATTTTGGATATTGCAGTATGAAAATACTCCGGTTTTTATAACAGATGGTAGTTTAGTTAGTGGTTATTATATAATTGGTGTACAACATCCTGATAATTACCCAATAGATACTGCACATAATTGTTTATTAAATGAAGGAATACATTCGGATATAGTACAAGAAGCAGTTACATTAGCAAGAATGTCAGTATCAGATGCACAAGGATATCAGTTATCATTAGCTGAATTTTCAAAACAATAATTTTTTGTTTAATTTAATATAATTTAATATGGCTTTATTTGAACGTTTAACAAAAGACAACTTTGTAGATAATCCACCATTTTTTCCGGTGTATGACTACTGGTATAATGTGTTAGTAGATGCCTTAAACTCATATGCAGATACTGGTACAATTCTAACTAATACTTTCTCTGGTATTCCATCTACTGCATTACCATCAGCATATCATAAATTTTTTGACGACTTTGATCGTGGTGCTGCTAGTGGAGCTATCAATGCAGATTGGACTGTATATGAAACTGATGGTGGAAACACTCAAGTTATTACTGATGCAATAGGAGGTGTTATGACACTTACTAATGGTGCTACAGATGATGATAGTGCTTCTCAAGTTGTATTAGCTAATGAAAGTTTTAAACTTACAGCTGGTAAAAAGCTTTGGTTTGAAACCAGAATTAGAAGTACCGCCTCTGATGTAACTAATTTAGATCTTTCTATAGGTCTTATAGAAACAGAAGATCTTAGTGCTGTAGCAGATAATAAACCTGCTAATGGTATTGTCTTTATAAAGACTGATGCCGGTGTTGGAACTATTTTTCTTAACTCATCTGATAATAATACAGATATAGTAAGTGCAAATTCTTTAAAAACCTTAGTTGCAAACACTTGGACTAGGTTAGGATTTTACTTTGATGGGGGTGCAACTGGTTCCGCTACTATTACTCCTTATATTGATGGAGTAGCTGGAACTCCATTAACAAGTGTTACTTATGCTACTATGGCTGAATTAGCTCCTAGTTTTATGGTTCGTAATGGTGATGCTACTACGACTCAAATACTACAGATTGATTATGTGCTAATAGTACAAACTCGATAATTTAATTGTTTAACTTAATACATTAATAAAATGTTTGAAGACTCGAAAACTGAACTTTATGTTTGTTCAGTAACAAATGCAAATGCTGCTATTGGATCACTTCCTAATAATGCTGGAGGTTTCTATAAAGTATCTGATCATACTATTGAAGAAGGTGCTCTTGAAACAGGAGTAGAATATGAATTTATATTTAGGAATTCTAAAGGAGTTTTAAATAAAACTAAACCCTTTACAGTTGCTGATATATCTAATCCAGTATACATGGCCACAACAGCCAGAGTAGAACAGGTTAGTTATTTTGGATATAATGCAACTTCTGGTTCTCTTGATGCCGCTAATAGTACTTACTATTCATTAAGACTTGTTCTTAATCATACTTTTGGTATGCTTAATAATAGTCCTATGATGTTAACCATTCCTTATAAATCAGACTCTACTGCAACTCAAAGTGAAGTTGCTTCAGGTCTTGCGGTTGCTGCTACTGCTGTATTAGATCGTCAACCAATTAAACCTATTAAAGTTGAAAGAGTAAATGCAGGAGATGTTGCTAATGCTCTTGGTACAGCCACTGCATCCGTTGTTAATGGTGGAAACACTATTGTTTTTAGTGAGGATATGACAGCTTTAGTAGTTGCAGGAACTATTCTTAGATTAGGTGGACTTGGTGCTACTAATAAAACTTTCCCTTGTTATGTTGTAACTGGACATGATTCTGGTGCAGCTGCTGCTCGTATTTATACTCTTGATCAAAAATATCAAGGTGCTACTAATGCTACTCTTGCGGCTAATTTAATTGAATCTGTTACTGAAGGTAATTGGGGTCTTAAATTTACTGGTATCAGTCTTACTGATGCTCAATTTAATCCTCTTTATGATGAGCCTTTTGTGGTTAGTTTTGATATTCAACCGAATGAAAACTTCAGTACAGCTACTGTAACTTACACTACTAAACCTTTTATAGGTCGTGGTACATATCAGTTAGTAGCTGCTCAAGAAGTTTACACTCAATTTCAGAATAAGACAAGAGAAGTATCCCGTTATCCTAGAACTGAGTACTTACAAAGTGCTGTGGCCGCTGATACTTATGCATTGTTCTCATTTGAAGTTACTGATACAAAATATATAAATGTAGCTTCTGGTCAACAACCAGTATCTAAATACAGGGTTAATATTGCTGTAAAAACTGGTTTTGATGAAGTATCTGAATTTGATACTGTGCTTACATCGGTTGATGGTAGTACAGCATAATTTTGCAAATTAGATTTAAAAAATGGTGGGGGAGGAGTTATATCTTCCCCTATTGTTTTTTAGTATGTAATGTATTAGAAACTGATATATAATTTCTAATTATAAATTAGGTTTTTAAGAAATAATTTTTTATTTTTGTAAAAATTTCATCATGTGCCATATGTTTTCTTGGATTAAAAGATTTTCCTGGATTAGAAGAGTTATGGGAGTTAAGTACCCTGAAATCTTCTTATCTTGTATGGAAATAATTCTTAAGAATGAAGGTGGATACATTAATCATCCTAGTGACCCAGGAGGTGAAACTAACATGGGTAGTGAGATGAAATATGGAATTGCAAGGAGATTCTATCCAGATGAAGATATTAAAAACATGACGAAAGAACGAGCCCTTGCAATTTATTATAAAGACTACTGGCTTCCAATGAATTTAATTAAATTTGTTAATAAAGACCTTGTTTTACAAGTTTTTGATTTTGGAGTTAATGCTGGTATAAGAGTATCTATAAAAACTCTTCAGAGATTAGTTGGAGTAGAAGATGATGGTAAGATAGGAAAAATAACTACTACTGTTGTTAATAATGTAAACTATGATATAGTGGATAGATTTAAACAACGAAGAAAATTATTTTATATGAGTCTTGCTACAAAAAAACCACAATTAGAAGTTTTTTTAAAGGGATGGCTTCGTAGAGTTGACAAAACTAAATTTTAATAATAATGGCATTAATTATAGAAGTTATTGAAAAGGAAGATGCTTCATATTTTAAATTATATGATTTAACTGTATGGGGTGGTTTATTTAATCACGCCTTAGTCTCTTCTGCTGTATTAAATATAGAGTATCTTGGAGATACCTATACTTATGATATTTTATCTGATATTGGATTAGGTGGAACCTATATTACTTTATTTGGAGACTCATTAAATTCTTATTTTGAGGTATATCCAAATAAACTATTAAACGGTACAACTCAATTAAATTCAACTTACTTTCCTGATGGATACTATGAGATAACCTTAGATATAGTTTATGATGGAGTTGCTGATAGTGATGTCAGTAATCAAGGATTTTTAGCAGAGTCATATTTAATGGCCTCTAAATTACCATTACTAATAGATCCAGATAACTTTGATTATGAGGAAAATAGATTGCAATTTCTTACAATAGCAATGTTACGTTCTGCTACATGGGCAGCTGAATTAGGTAGACAAGTTGAATTTACAACTCTAACTAATAAAATAAATGATTTCTTAGACGCTAGAAGTATCAACGAAATCTGGTCTACTTAATATTTTAGTGATATGAACTGGACTAGCTCTGCAATAACTACTCTAAAACTTAATTGCAAAGATCTTGCTATTAAGCTAGCTCTGATAGTAGCTAGAAAAAGTGATTTAGGTCAACCATTAGATGGTTACTTAGATCATTGGTATTTAATCTGTAATGTAGTATTTTCTCTAGAAGAAGATCCTACAATTTTTACTGAAGATGAATTAGATTATTTTTATTCATTGTATACCAAGGTTCTCACTAAACACAACCGATATAAAGGAATCTAATTATGGAGAAGACTATTAATATTGATTTTGATGCGTCTTCCTCAATTACCTTAGGATATAGTGCAGATATATTATATTCTGGACTTCCTAATTGGGCAAATTCTACCCATACTCATGGTAATCTATTTTTATATAATCTAACTGGTACAAGTGCTAGTAATGGATTAACTCTTTCAGCAGCCCCTCCAAGTGCAGCGGCTAATGCTGTTTTTGGAGGAAGTTATATATCATTAGTAACTGCCGGAGTAAGTACAACTGTACATGTTACAGGATTACAACCTGCTGGAGCATATTTGACTACAGCAGCTTTAAGTGATCATTCTCATGGAATAGCAGCTGCTACTGGTATGATTGCAGGTACTATAGGATCAGGAACTAATTGGTCACTAAGTATACCAGACTTTTTACTTACAGCTGCACAATCTGACCATACCCATTCACAATATATTCCTTTAGCAAATAGTACTCAATATGCTACTTCTTACTTAGTAAATACCTTCCTTACTACTGCAGCAAATAGTACTCATATACATGGAATAGCATCAGGTACTAATATAACAATAGGATCATCTTCTAATGGATTAGCATTATCAGTTAGAGATGCTTTAGGGACTAATACATCATTAGCTACTCAAACAGGATCAGTTGCTTCTATGGTAGGTAATACAAGTGGGTTAACTTTTAGTTTACCTAATTTTGTTACTGCAGGGAATAATCTTACATTAGATGGAAATACTTTAGGAACTCTTGCTATAATGAGTAGTGGAGTTGTTACGGTAGCTGGTGGTAATAATATTACATTAAGTCAGGATGGTAATGCCTTTACAATTATAGGAGCTGGATTAACAGCTACTGCTACTGGAGCAAACTATGTATCTGCTGGAAATAATATTTCATTATCTTCTGATGCTGTTGGTACTACAATAAGTGTTATTGGAGTTCAAACTAATACTTTAGCTTTACAAGGTAGTGGAACATATTCTCAGGATCATGGTACAATACAGTTTGCTAATAGTAATAGTGTTACTTTTGGTTTGAGTAGTAATCAAATGACTGCAAGTATACCAGTACATAGTTTATATTTTAGTGATACTAATGGTATATCTTGGGGATCATCTACTTCTGGATTATCTACTACAATTACTGCATCTATTATAGCAGGAGGTGGAGGAGGTGGAGCGGCTTTGCAAGGATCTGGCACTTATACTCAAAATTCTGGAACAATACAATTTGCTAATTCTAATGGAATTACCTTTGGATTAACAAATAATCAAATGACTGCTTCTCATAATGGATATTCTGCAAGTAGTCAATTAAGTACTTATTTTGCTAATTATAATCATACTCATAGTAATTTATATCTTAATTTAACTCAAAGTTCTTTATTTGCTACTTCATATTTAGCTAGTTATTTTGTACAAAGTAATCATACTCATGGGGCTTTAGCATTAACTAATTTAAGTGGTACTAGTGCAAGTAATGGATTATCATTATCAGCTTCATTAGGTTCTGTATTTTTTATTAATTCATTAAATACTAACTTAACCTGGTATTCCTCAGGTTCTGGTGGATCTACTACTATATATGCATCTGCAGCTGGAGGAACTTTTACTGGTGGTGGAACTGGAGGATTTCAATTATTAGCTTCTGGAAATACTTCTGGAACTATAACTACTGTATCTTCTGGTACTTTAACATTAGTTGCTGGTAATGGATTAACCTTAAGTCAAAGTGGTAATAGGATTAATCTTATAGGAGAAGTTGGAAGTATTTGTTTTACTGATGGTAGTAATGTAACTTGGGGTTCTTCTGTAAGTGGTAATAATACGTCTATTTTTCTTACTGCTGGTGGAGGTGGTGGAGCCGGTGGTGGTGTAGCTATTGCTAATAGTGAAACTACTTATACTAGTGGTACAGTAATTTTATCAGGTTCTAATTTAACAATCAACAGTTCTGTTACAGGTAGTAGTCAATATCTACAAATATCTGCTCCTCCTATGGGATACTTACATTTCCAAAACATAGCAGGATTCAGTTTTACTACTTCAATTGATGGAGTAAATACTACTGTAGGACTTTCAACTGAATAATTATGGACTTTGCCTGGAAACATGTAGATACTTTTACAACTGCTTGTGCAATCTATGGAATAGATTGGGATACTGCACCAGTAGATGGTATGGTATTAGACTGTGATAGTGTTACCGTTGATACTGGTGTATTAGGAGATTATCATATTGAATGGAAATTAGGATCTCCTACTCAAGCCGCTACTACTGTATTTACATCTGGTATAACAGCAGATTTAGGTGAAGTTCAAATGCAACATCCTTTCAGTGATCCTCAACCAGTACAATCAGGAGTTTTATATCCAGTATTTAAATATATCATAATTAATGGAAATACTTATTCAGCTTATCCAGATGAAGTGGGTGCTGAGTGGAGTCCTGATCTTTTGATTTGCTTACCACCAGTAACTATTACTCCAATTACTTGTTCTACTAGTTATGGTGGTGATCCTATATATCAATTTAAATGGGTATATATTAATACTACTGATGGTGGATTAAATAAAAGTAGAACTTTTACATATGAAAGATGTCCTAATCTGTTTTACTTAGCATGGGAATTAAGAGCATATTCAGTTGCTGAACAAATACAACTTTATTATTGTACAGATTATGATGATCCTGGAACTTTAATAGATAATTTTATAATAGGATCAAATTATGTAACAGTAGATCTTCTTCCAGTTAATTATCCCACTAATCCAAGATATTATAACTGGATAAATAATAGTAATAATGCTGTCAAGTTTATTACAGATTTAAGTGATTATCCATATATTGTAGGAGATTTTGTAAAAATTATTATTACTGGTAGTATATTAGAACCTACTGTTACTAATACGAACTGGGATCTTAAATTACAATACCTTACTGATACTGATCTTGATTATAGTATGGCAAATACAGATTTACATAAAATAGCAAGTACTCCTGTAATGGATTATGTTACAGATCCAACTTGTGCATATAGAGTAAGATATAATACAATTGGGCCAGATACTGCGGATCATTTTAATAAAAATAGTGCATCAGCTTATTTTTTAGTGAAATATACCATGTTATATTCTTTAGTTACTGGATATCCTTTATCAACTTATATATATGATCCTGTAATTATAAGTAATGAGTGGAAAATAAGATATAGTACACAATATATATGGGGAGCTGGAGTATACACTTGTGAAAATTTAGGAGTAGGAGAGACTATTTCTATATCTAAAGATGCTTCTTCAATGACTTATACTTTTTCACATGATAATGCATATAATCAGTATAAGGCAAATATTACTAGTATTCAGGCAGATCCTGATTATACAACAGCTTTAGGATTACCAAATACTGATCCAAGATATTATGCTACATATAGAGTTGGTTATTGGGTTGCAGATTCTTGTGGAGATACTAGAACTCAATATTATCATGATTATCATCTAACCTCTGTTATTACATATGATGATTTAAATAAAACAATTAATTTTACTTTTGTAACTCTTACTAATCCTGTTGCAGATGCTGATTGTGATCAAACATATGATGCTATAAAGGCTATGATAGATTTAATGGCTTATACAAAGAATTTTACAATAACTTCTGCAAATGATCATTCTCATATTACAACACAAGATTCTGTGGGTATGGTTTGGGCATATACTTTTATTTCTTCTTATACAGTTTCTCCTCTTGTTAGTCCATATATTTATGTAGAAAAAGTAATGTTAAATGGATTTGGAGATAGTGCTTTACTTGCTAATGGATTTTGGGAAACTTTATTTACAGCTGCTAGAGGAAATTATTATATTTTATATAGAGCTTATGATAGAGTAACTCTTACTGATACTACTGATCATGCTAGTAGATTGGCTAATTGGAAATTAGAAAGATCAATAGCTATGAGAACTGATAATATTGCAGATTTAGCAACTTTGGAAACTGTTTATGAAACTCCTTAATAATTAAATTATGGGTTTTTGTGTTAATGCTAAGTATATTAAATTTGGAATCTGTTCTTATGTAGGATCAGATCCTGCAGATATAAAGGCTTATTGGAAATTAGATGAACCATATGGTGGTAGTATTGTATATGATTCAACTTCTAATAATTATGATGGAACTATAATTGGTAGTACAATTTTAGGAGCATATGGAATACTTGGAACAGGTGCTTCTTTTTCTGGTAGTGGAGATTATATAGATTGTGGAACTATAGTAGGTAATGTAGACTTAAGTGATTTTAGTATTATGGGATGGATTTGGTTACAAACCTCTATTAATACTTATAATGGAATTTGTGGTAATTATGGAAGTGAATATCCTTATTTCTATGTAACAGTTGGAGATGGACTTGTTGATAAAATTGTAGCTCATCTAGTAATAGATTATAGTACAGAAGTTACAGTTAGTAGTGATGCATCTATCTCTGTAGCAGATTGGACTCATTTTGCTGTAATATTTGATAGAAATGGAGATATGAGAATGTATATTAATGAAGTACTACAAATTGACACTGGTGATATTAGTTCTTATACTGCATTAAATATAACAAATACAAACGAATTTAATTTAGGTTGTGTTGGGTCTGGTCAAGTTGGTTTCTTTGGTGATCTAACTATAGATGAAATAGGTATATATACTAAGGTATTAATTCCTTTAGAAATTCAAAATAATTACAATAGTGGTATAGGTAAAGTCTATCCACCTATTTAAAATTTAAATTATGGCAACTTATTATGTAAGAACAGATGGACAAAATATTATAGGTCGTGATGGATTATCTATAGGAACAGCATGGTTAACTCCTTCATATGCTACTAGTAGAGTATCTGCAGGAAATCATACTATATATGTTGCAGATGGAACTTATACTGATTCATTAAGAATAGCTCCTGCTATTGGAGTAAGTATAGTTGGAGAAAGTAAACTTGGTACAATAATAAATTCAACTTATGCAGCTTCTTCTTATTCTGACGGAGCTGTTTATTTAGTATCTACATCTATAACTGATGGAAATCAAAGTATATCAAATTTAACATTAACTGGTTCAAATTATACATCAGCAAGGGGTATATATACACGATTTAGGAATAATATTACTATAAATGATTGTATAATAAATAAGTTTGATAAGTCTGGAATAAACGCTTATTCAACTTCTTTAACTGCTTATTCCTATGTTGGTATAATACTTACACTTACTGATCCTACTATTAATTATACATCAGGATTAAGAATATATAATTGTACTATAGATGATAATACAGAATCTCCTGATAATATTGGAGAATGTAATTTAAGATTTTCAGGATATACAAATTTTGAAATTTACAATAATACCTTTTCAAATACAACAAGAGTTGCTCCAAGATCAGTATCTTCAGATCAGGTTACTAATGGTTCATTTCATGATAATATTTTAAATACAAGAGAAACAATTAGTGGAGCTTGGTTATTTGCTATGGAACTTTGGACAACTAAAGACGGTGGTTTTGAGATATATGACAATGATTTTAATGGTGGAGGAACAATAGATATAGGAGGTACAACAAATGATAAAGGCATTTATAACTACTCAGTTTCAATTCATGACAATGATTTTGAATTATCAACTTTAGTTCCATATAATTCCACTCCTACAGTTGCTATCACATTAGAAGCATATGTTATAGTTCGTTCTGCTTATATTTATAATAATCATATCAAGAACTTTCCTTGGGGAATAAATCTTACTCTTGGCATAACAGGAGCAAGTATAGAAGATATTTATGTTTATACAAACATAATTGAGGGAAGTGCAAGTTCTGATACATCATGGGCAAGTTTTGGTATAGGAATAGTAAAACAAGCTAATACAATTATAAGAGATAATATTAATATTTGGAATAATACAATCATTGGTAATCAGACTTATTCATTTAGAGGTATTTATTTATCAATTGATGGAATAAATACTAATATAAATTTTAAAAATAATAT